ATGCTGGTAGGGGGTGCGTTTTTGGCGACCCCCCCACTATCTTTTTTAGTCTCCTACTTGTTTTTCATAAGCTCTCATGTATATGTCTAAGAAATCTTCTTTGATAATAGTATCAATTGCTCTTTTAGTTTCTATTTCTTTCTCTTTTTCAGACATATCATCAGAAATTACAGCGATCCTGGCAATCTTTCCACAAGTGTTATAACCTTTTTCCACATCAAACATAAACCAAAGGTTGAATTGTTCAAATGGATCATAAGGATTGTCTATTGTAGTTAGCATGTAATCTCTTTCCATTGTTAATTCACTCCTTTCTTTACTTTAAGTACTTTGATATGGTTGATGGAGATTTACCAAACTTTCTTGCAATCTCTTCTAATGTATAGTTAGAAGCCTGCATAGCTTTGATTCTACTAATCTGAGCACTATTAAGAGTTGAAGTAGTACGAGGCATTGCTCTTTCTCTAAGCGCATCAACATCTGTATTATCAAGGATGTCTTTAAGTTTCTTCTCACTAATAGCACCAGCTTGTATAGCTTCCCATTCTCTATCAGTAATCTGTATAGCTCTATCACTTCTACGAACAGAACCAACTTCATCTCTATACTTTGTTAATGCTCGCTGACTAGCTTTCTTAACATCGCTAGAATCCATGTCAGGATCAGCTATCTTTTTACGGTTAATTTCAGCAGCAGCCATACGACCAGCAGCTCTTTCTCTTGTTTTATTAAGCAGAGCAGTCTTTAACTTCTCATTTAAAGAATGTACTTCAGCTTCATAAACCTTGGCGGCGTTCTTATCATAGGCTATCTTTCCGGTATTAACCATTTCAACACGAGCCTTATTTGCCATGGCCTTCATATTATTAGCATGATCGGCATATATTAATTCCATAGGGTGTCTTACTTCCGATACCAGAGAATATGCATCATCAGTCTCGGCCATTTTTGTACTCTTTTGAGTACGTGCTTTATTACGATATATGATACTTCCATCTTTATTTGTAAAAATAACAGAACCATCATCATTAACCTTCTTTATAGGATTATAATAATCAGCATCTGTTTTATTTTTTACATTGTATGTAACCTTCTTACCATCAGCGGTGCGAATGGTCATAATGCCAGACGACTTATCATATTTCTTTTCTGGATAATAAAGATCATCGGCAGTCTTATAAATAAGAGCTCCTTCCGGTCTAGATGGATCATACCATTCCTTGCCTTTAATATTTATTTTAGGCTGTCCCTGTCTTCTTTCTACAGTCTTCTGCCCTTTACTCTTAGATACTATAGTAGCTGCGCCACCCGTAGCTTTACCTTGATATGTTTTATGTAATGCCGATATATTATTATCTAACTCACTTTGCTTATAATCCAATTTATGTTTATAAGCATCGATAACAACCATACTATGTTTAACAGCTCTTGCTAATTCATCTTCATTAGCTCCAAGTAAGGTCATATCTGTAATCAAGTTAGAAATAGTACCCATTTGATTCTGAATTGCAGATTTAGGCATTAATCTAACATTTCTACCAGCATATGATTCTGGACCATATTCTGTTTTAGCATCGAAACCTTCAAGATCTTTTAACGCTGGTTTGGACTGTATTTTTACTCTACCAAACGCATCATCCGTTGGAATACACATAACAGTATCACCATCAAAATCAGCGCCTGATAAACGTTCAGCAACTTTACTGTTAATACCAACAGCATCTGTAATATCGGTACCTAATAACTTCTTTGCAGCAACATGTTTATTATTAACCGTTACGATTGGTATCTCAAACGTACCACCATGAGGATATCGAATAAGTGCTAACTTAGTTCCATTCTCATAGTTAGGAGCATATATTTCAGTATCCTTCAACGAATTAACAGGTATAATTACATGATATTTCTGTCCTGGTAAAGCAGCGGCTTGTAGATTTACAGCAGATGCATCACAACTATCAGCGAATTTTTGTAAAAAATGTTTTTTGATAGTCGGATTGTTAAGAGCACAAATATCCGCATATTCTGCTTCTTTATCAAGTCTAGCTAATTTTAATTGTTTAGTAGCCATAACGGGTAATTGTTTACTTAAGAATTGAGATGGTAAGGCATCTTTCCATTCACTCCAGTCGCCTTCATCAGCTCTCTTGTTGATAAGACCAAGTTTCTTTTCTCCAGTCTTTGAATCGTTATACCAATATTGTCCACCTTTATCAGCATCCTTGATGGCCGAACCAAATGGATTATCTGGATCATTTTTTATTTCCTTAAGAACGCTCGTCATCGGAGTGCCTTGTTTTTTATTAGTATTAAATACTACATCGACACCAGGAGGCATATCATCAGAATATATAGCCATACCTTTAATATAGTGCGTTCCATCAACGAGAATACGAACCTGAGAATATCGAGACTCACCTAAAGATAGGTCTTCAACGCCTCTTCTTAATTCAACGATTCCGTCTTTCTCAAGACCGCCTTCTTCTTTATATCGAATCTTAAGACGACTTGAATCCATGCTCTCGGGATATGTAAATTTCTTCTCATAAGTTTGTCCATTGTCACGAGAAATATATTCTTTTACTGTATGTATCTTATCAAGATCGTATATTTCTTTAGGAACCTTAGCACCTTCTTTGGGTTTAATATGTGGAGGACATAATACTTTCTGTGTAGTAAATTGTCCAGGATTCGTTACTTGTGGGAAACGACCACTATAAACCCCATAACCTTCTTTTTTAAGAATATATAGAGCAGTATTAAGTTTCTCCTTAGAAACATTAAGTTCTCTTTCAACACCCGTACCAACGTCAAGCATTCCACCATCAGCCATAACTTCTTTACTTCTCGCTCTTAAGAAATCGGCAGTATTTATAGCTTCTCGCATACGAGCTTCAGATTTATCGTTATATAATGATCGGACAGTAGATTCACTTATCCCCATTTCTCTACCAATTTCAGTCCAACCTTTACCATCTTCTTTTAAAGATTTAATTCTAGCTACATCCAACATTCTTCTTTCAGTATTAGCAAAACTAAGTTCTGTTCTGAATTCAGTTGTGCTAAGTCCCATAGATTTAGCAATTGCTGTATCACCAGTCCAGGTCTTTCCTTTATCATCGGTATATGTAAAATTTTGTTTTCTAAGATTATCTACTCTACTTAGAAAATCGTTATTATGTTGATAAGGGTCTTCTCCAGAACCCCAAGGATATCTTCCAGATCGTCTAGGTATCCCATAATGCATTAGAATATCTTCCACAATAGGATTCATGGTTAAACCTCCTCATCTAACTTTTGTAATAACTTATCAAGATGGATTATCTTATCCATAATAGGAGCGATATCTTCGGCTTCAGCTTCTAAATATACAACCCCATCATTCTGATAGATTCTTAGTTCGATTTTTATATCACCAGGATGAATTCTATATTCCAAACAAAATAAAGCAGCATATATTAACAGCTGTTCCATCTTAGCTTCTCGTTTTCCAGTTTTTAAATCATGGATTCTAAGAGTATTATTTCTAAAACAAATAGTATCCGCCGTTCCAAAAAATCTTTCAGAATAAAACAAAACAACCTCGGTACTCATCTTGTAACCTATTGCGTCATTGATATATGCGCAAAGAGTTTCTTTTGTCCTTGGTTGTTTTCTTCCTAGTTCTATAGTTTCAGCCGCCCATGCATGAAGACGTGTACCATAAGCAGCGGCTTTCATATTCATGAATGTTTCAGCTGCTTTATCGTCATCATATCTAAGCCAACTCGATTTACTAGCGCTAAATGGCGCATGCAAACCTTTTAAATTTTTATGTAAATTAAATTCCATCTGCCACTCCTCCTAATTCGAAAAATGTGTTCGAAGTTTTTGAATAACCCAATGTTTGTTTTCTGGGTAAATAAATTCTGCGAACGACATACGATTTAAGAGATTAACGTAATATGGTTGATTTGGTCTTGCTGGCGCATTGGCAGATCGCTTACCTTCTAGCGCAGCCCATTTATCGCCATATAAAATCAACAGATCTGGAATACCTTGAATCTCATTTGGATCAAGGTGAATAACGATACAACCAGGAAACGTTCGTTCAAGTTCCCCAATTAAATCAGTTTTAAATTTGTTCTCAAGCATAAGCGGATCTCCTTTCAAAAATAAGACCCGGGGGCCGAAGCACACCCGAGTACGTTCCAAAAAAGCAAGAGAGGATGCCATTCAAAATTGGCCGCGTTATACTTTTCCTCTCATAAAAGTCCTTGTTTTTTTCGCGAATTCTAAATTTTGCAAAAATAGAAGTGTTTGTGGATAAAAATAAGAGCCCTTGTATAAGAGCCCTCATCTTTTTATTCTATGTATCTTAGGTCATCCAAAGAACAACCAACCGTCTTGGCAATTTTATCAGCAATATAGAAACTCGGAGCACGTTCCCCATTCGCGTATCTACTAAAATTACCTTCATCCATATTCATCGCTTTACATACTTCTCTTTGAGTAAGTCCTTTACGTTTCATTATTCTACGTAGTCTTATTCCAAATTCATCAAGACATTCTTGTTTACTCATATGTATACTATCTCGTGGAAGACATCTGAAAGTATTATCAACATCGTCGTATAATATAGATTCACCATTATTAAGTTTGACTAACAATCCGGTATCATCTATTTGCTGATATTCGTTAACTTCACCTTTGAAACAAGTAAAAAACTTTTCAAAATTTACTATCATTCTATTCATCGTTAATTCCTCGCTAATTTATACGAAAATATGCTTTGGTCAAAAACCCACTTTACTTTCCAATTCTTTTTATAAACTGTATTATTGTATTATTTAACAATTTTTATCATTTGAAAATAAAATAAGGATTTTGCCCGGGTATTTGACCACAACCCCCGAAAACGTTGAAATTTCAACGTTTATAGCCTGCCCACTTTTCTAAAAAAAGTGACCAAAACCCACTTTTTTTTTGGCCACGAGGTGATTTTCACGATTTCACCCGATTTTGGTCAAATATAAAAGTGGGCATGGACAAATATTTGGCCACAAAAGTGGGCAGAAAATGGACTGAATTTTTTACTATATAACCGCCTCGACTGCTGATTTTTCATGTGCGATAACCACACAATCCATAGCAACATCTTCCAAATTTACTGTGAAAAGCGGAATATCCAAATAACTAGCTATGTCGAATTCCAGATTACAATGACGCCATTCATGACTCCAACAATTACGTATTCCTATGAAATAATCCGCTTCGGTAAGAGTCTTGATACGATTAGCAAAATCGTCTTTTCCTATCTTTCCATCCACCTTAAGCTCACTAGCAGTATTTATAACTTTTAATTCCTCATCAAATACTGCCTCAGCGATCTTATGCATCTTAGTAAAACTCTTCACAACATCATCGTAATTACGTTCCGCAACCGGACAACTAATATATAACTTCTTCATTTTTATTCTCCTTTCAAATATAACTATCTTCCTAATACAACCAGTAATAACATTGTCTGTGTAACAAGGAGGATTGCCCCTATAAGATACATGATCCAAAATATCAGTTCTTTATATCCTCTCATTCTGAATCCTCCT